TTATGATTTCTATTTCCCTGTATTTGCTCACTTAGGTGAACAAGCTGTTCTTAATAAGGAAATTTATGTTACTGGTACTTCAACTGATGATGATGTATTTGGATACCAGGAACGTTGGGCAGAGTACCGTTACAAACCTTCTCAGATTACAGGTTTGTTTAAGTCTACCTCAGCTGGTACGATTGACCCTTGGCATTATGCCCAGAAGTTCACTTCGTTACCTACTTTGAATGCTACTTTTATTCAAGAAACGCCGCCTATTGAGCGTACTACTGCTGTTGGTGCTTCTGCTAATGGTCAGCAGTTTTTAATGGATGCGTTTTTTGATTGTAAGATGGCTCGTCCGATGCCGATGTATTCTGTACCTGGTTTGATTGATCATTTCTAATGTAATATAAGCTGGACTACTGGGTAACCAGTAGTCAGCAAACAACCGAAGGGCGTTAGTATGGGAATGTTAGGTGCTATTGGTACTGCTATTGGTGCCGCTTTTGGCGGACCTACTGGCGCTGCAGTTGGCGGCGCTATTGGTTCTGGTATTGAAGGTAAGAAGGAGCAATCTAATGCTCCTGTGACTACTACTGAGAAGAAGGACTCTGATTTACCTTGGGGTACTCTTGGCGATTTAGCTGGTTCTGTTATTTCTGGTGGACTTGGTTATTTTGGTACGCAGCAGACTAATGCTGCTAATGCGCAACAAGCGCAATTGAATCGTGATTTTCAAGCCGGTCAGACTGGTACGGCTTATCAACGTGCGGTTGCTGATATGAAAGCTGCTGGGCTTTCTCCTATGTTAGCTTATTCTCAAGGTGGTGCTTCTAGTGGTTCTGGTTCTACTGCTGTTATGCAAGACAAGTTAGGTGCATTGTCTACTGGTGCTAAGTCTGGTTTGATGTTAAAACAGCAGTTGGATGCCCAACGATTAGATAACTTTAATCGTATTGCTACTGGTGAATTAACTGCTCAACAAGCCAGGACTTCTTCTGCTCAAGAAGAGTCTTTTAAGGCGCAAGTTGGTGTTAGTAACGCGCAAAAAGCGCGTTTAGATGCTGAGCAAGCTGAGAAAGATCAGGTTGCTCGTATTTGGCGTAGCGGTGCTGGTAAAGCTGCTGCTATTGGTCAGGTGATTAAGGGTAATACTCCTTCACCTGGTGTAAATTTAGGTAAATTTGGTAAGTTTGGTTTATCTGTTGATTAAGGAATGAATATGACTAAAGTTTTTGTTCGTAATCCATATAATTACGATATGGCTCTTGCTTCGGAAGAGTCTGGTCTTGTTTGTCAAGACCCGAGTTTGGCTCAACAACACATGAAGGATGAGTGTGATATTAATATTATCGTTGAGCGTTTTGGCGTAACTGGCAGTATGCCTGTCGCGCCTATAGAGCCGTCATACGGCGATTTTAGTGGTGTGTCTGACTACCACGATGCCTTGAATAGAATTAGAGCCTCTGATGAGGCTTTTATGGCTTTGCCAGCTAAGATTCGGGCTAAGTTTGATCATGACCCGAATGCGTTGTTGCAATTTTTGCAAAACGAAGATAATCGCCAGGAGGCGATTGAAATTGGTCTTATTGATGGACAACCGGTGGTTGCCCCTATCGTTTCTGCAGTAGAAACACCTAAGGAATCGTCGTAAGACGGTTCCAGCACAGTTACTCTACTTGATGTAACTGTGCTAGGTGACACCAAAACCACATTTATTAACTACGGAGTGCAATGTTATGAGCCTTTATAGAAAACCAATGAGCAAGCATGGCGCAGCTAAGAAGTTTCGTCGTGGCGTAAGCAAGACCAAGAGCATTAATATGCGTTCTTCACCGCAACGCGGTGGTTTTAGACTGTAATTTATGGCGTGTTATAAGCCGTTAACGGCTTATCAATGCGCTGACAGGTCTATTATTTGGCGGGAGATACCAGGAGCGGATGTAGTCCGCACCTTGTCATTGCCTTGTGGTCAGTGTGTTGGTTGTCGCCTTGAACGCTCACGTCAGTGGGCTGTTCGTTGTATGCATGAGGCACAAATGCATACTAGTAATTGTTTTATTACTTTGACATATGCTCCAGAGCATTGTCCTAAAGATTATTCTTTACATTACGAGGATTTCCAATTGTTTATGAAACGCTTGAGAAAGCGTTATACTGGAAAGACTATTCGTTTTTATATGGCAGGTGAATATGGTGAATCTTTTGATCGTCCTCATTTCCATGCTTGTATCTTTGGTCTTGATTTTGAAGATAAGAAGTTTTTCCAAAGAACGCAGACTGGGTCTATCTTATATACGTCAGAAATACTTAAAGAGCTTTGGCCGTATGGCTATAGCTCTATTGGTGATGTTAACTTTGAGTCTGCTGCTTATGTTGCGCGATATATTATGAAGAAGATTAACGGTAAAACCGTTAATGAGAACCACGAAGTGGTTGATGCTGATGCGCATTATCAGTATTGTGATCTAGAGACTGGTGAGATTATTCAGCGTAAGCCTGAGTTTAATAAGATGTCTCTTAAGCCTGGTATTGGTCAGGCTTGGTTTGATAAGTTCATGTCCGATGTGTATACCACGGACTCGGTTGTGGTGCGTGGCAAGAAGTGCCGACCACCACGTTTTTATGATAATAAGTTTAAAGAATTGTTTCCAGAGCAGTTTGATGGTATACAATTTGCTCGTGAGCAAGAAGGTCGCTCACATTTTGAAGATAACACTTTGCAGCGTTTGGCTGTAAAGGAAAAAGTCGCTTTGGCTAAGTTATCGCTTTTAAAACGTAAGATTTAAAGGAGTTTTTATGAAGATGGTTATTGTTTCTATTTTAGATACTGCAGCTGGCGCTTATGGCCGTCCAGCTTTTGTTGCATCTGAGGGTGTTGCTATTCGTCAGTTTCAGGACGAAGTTAATCGTGCTAACGATGATAATCAGTTGTATAAACACCCTGATGATTTTAATTTGTTTTATTTAGGTACATATGATGATAATTCTGGTAGTATGGATTTATTGGCTGCACCTAAATTGATTAGTCGCGCTAAGGATGTAATGATTCGCGACGGTGAGTAAGTTTTTTTAAACCGTATCACTCGTAAGAGTGGTACGGAATACTTCGGGAGATTGCTATGCATCGTAATAAGTCGGTAAGTTCTCATAGTTTTGCTATGGTTCCTAAAGCGGAAATTCCGCGTTCTAGTTTTGATACTCAATACGCTCATAAAACTACGTTTGATGGCGGTTATTTAGTTCCTATTTATTGTGATGAGGTTCTCCCTGGAGACATGCACAATGTTAAGGCTACTATGTTTGCCCGTTTGGCTACGCCATTGTTTCCAGTTATGGATAATTTACATCTGGATACATTTTTCTTTTTTGTACCTAACCGATTAGTTTGGACTAATTGGGTTAAGTTTATGGGTGAGCAAGCGAACCCAAGTGATTCTATTTCTTATGTTGTTCCACAGATTACTTCAAGTGCTGGTGGATATGCTGTTGGTTCTATTTTTGATCATTTTGGTCTTCCTACTGCTGGGCAGATTACTGGTAGTAATACGGTTACGCATAATGCGTTACCTTTAAGAGCTTATAATTTAATTTATAACGAGTGGTTTAGAGACGAGAATTTGCAAAATTCCGTTGTTGTTAATATTGGTGACAGTGGTGATGATGTTTCTGATTACACTATGTTACGTCGTGGCAAGCGTAAAGATTACTTTACTGGTGCTTTGCCTTGGCCTCAAAAGGGTGCTTCTGTTACGTTACCTTTAGGTTCTAGCGCTCCAATCAATGTGACTAATACAAGTGGCGCTGTTACTGTACGTACTACTACTTCTGGTACTGGCAACCCTTGGAGTTTGACTGAGGCTGGTGGTTTTATTTATCCGAATATGCCTGAGACTAGTTCGGTTAATGCTTTATTTGCTGATTTGTCGCAAGCTACTGCAGCGACTGTGAATCAACTTCGTCAATCTTTCCAGATTCAGAAGTTGTTAGAGCGTGATGCTCGTGGTGGTACTCGTTATACTGAGTTGTTACGTGCGCATTTTGGCGTTACACCACAAGATTATCGTTTACAACGTCCAGAGTATATTGGTGGTGGTTCAACTTATGTTAACGTCAATCCTGTTGCGCAAACGTCTGCTACTTCTATTTCTGGTGGTGCTACTCCGCTTGGTAACTTGGCCGCTATGGGTACTGCATTGGCTCAGGGACATGGTTTTACGTATCATGCTCAAGAACATGGATACATAATTGGATTGGTAAACGTTCGTGCTGATTTAACTTATCAGCAAGGTTTGCCTAAGATGTGGAGTCGTGAGACTCGTTATGATTTCTATTTCCCTGTATTTGCTCATTTAGGTGAACAAGCTGTTCTTAATAAGGAAATTTATGTTACTGGTACTTCAACTGATGATGATGTATTTGGATACCAGGAACGTTGGGCAGAGTACCGTTACAAACCTTCTCAGATTACAG